GAACATCTCCAGCGAATGTAGAAACTCCAGTACTCTCAAGTTTTAATGCTTCATATTGAGTACCATCACTTGCTTCCGTATGAAATTTTATATCACCACCGTGCATTAAACTTCTTATGTTTAAATTACCAGTATTTAAATGGTCGAGATAAGAATTACTGCCATCGTGATATATCTGGATATCTTCACTTGCACCTAATTTTAAAACGCCACCAGAACCACTTGCATCTAGTAATACTATATGACCATAAAAAGTAGCACTTTGGTCACTACTAAGGTTTAATGCTGTATTGCTACTTGACCCTGTATAAAAATTTATATGTTCGTTGTCTGAAATCATTAAACGAACACCACCTGAACCTTTTAAGTCTATCTGACCATCTGTAAATCCAATATAAGTTCCTGTGTCTCCATCGTGCTGTATTTTATTTGGAATTGTTAATTGCTTACTGAGAGTTAAGTTTTGCGAGGAATCAAAACTCATAGCAGTTAATGTACTGCTACCATTATAGTGGTCTACTATAAAGTTATTACTCGCATCTCTCCTTATTCTCCAATAATCATTATTTGCAGTATTTGTAAAATACTGTTCAGCATCGTCAATTTGGATATTTATAAAATCTTTGGAGGTAATATGGGAAATAAATGCTTGATTCCAATACGCTGAACTACTGCCTAAATTTATTGACTCATCTGAATTTGCTAAAAGATTACCTGATAGTGTACCACCAGAGGTAGCTAATGCACCTGATGTACTAGTGATAAATCCTGAATCATTATTTAACTCGGATATGTTTTCACCAGCAAGTATTACTTTTTTCCAAGTAGCCATTAGCTATCCTTTAAGGATTCTTTTTCAAACGCCTTGGTTAACCTGTCAAGTAACTTTCCAACAAGCATTGCGTCTTTCCCTTTAATCGTAATGTTCTCTAAGGCTTGTTTTAACAAAAATAACTCTTCTGTCTTTAATTCAATTTTCAAGTTTTGCCTTATGAATATCTGACAGTTTCTTAATCACTTTATAAGCAACTTCTATATCAACGCCATCATACTGACTTCTCATTAAGAGCTTTAATAAAAAATCAGTTTCTTTAATTGTAAATTCTGTTGAATTCTTTGTTGTTGCTAAAGTAGCTATTTTGCTCATTAAGCTGTTCTTAGAAACATATCTGTGCCATCTGTTAAGAAATGCCAAACAGGAACTTTTGTTGTACTGCCAGATGGAGTACCAGTTCCTATGAATGTTTGAGTAACGTCTGCTTTATAAGTAGGGCTTGTATGATTTTGACCATCGTTAGAACTGAATACCCATTTATCATCCCCTTCATCCCATAAAATAGACATATTATCACCAGATGTCCCTCTCTCAACCATAATTCCAGCATCTACATCTCCATCATTAGCTTTATCAGCATTCAGAACCATTAGATTATCATTAATTAGCACAGTTTCTGTCGTGGTAGTAATATTTGTCCCTGTAACTGTCAAGTCGCCTGCTATAGTCACATTACCAGTTGTATCTGCTAAAGTAATAGCTGTTGTACCATCACTTGCTTTAATATCGTTTCCACCAACAGTTACATCACCAGCTATGGTAACATTTGCTCCTGATGTGGTTACTGCTACTGTACCACCACTTGACTTAATATCATTCCCACCAAGAGTTAAATCTTGAACACTTATATCTTGAGTTGCACTTCCTGCGAGTGGGAAATAAGCACTATCGTGATTATGAACCTTCGCCGCCAGACCTGCATTAGATATTGTTTTATTTTCCCATCTGGAATTCGTACCGTCATAACTAAGAACATCCAAATTTGCCTCACTAGATTCTTCAACATCTGTTATATCATTTAAGGCTACTGATGTAACATTACTAGTCCAAGCGAATGAGCCATTCCCATTAGATTGAAGAACCTGACCAGATGAACCGTCTCCATTTACATTTAATGCTGAAGCATCAACTGCATTATCATCTATTGTAAATGCATTACTTGCTACTGTTATATCACCATAATCTGCATCTACCAGACCTGCTGACTTTTGTGCTATTGTTCCTGCGCTATTTTCAATAACTACTTTTTTCCAAGTTGCCATATTAAACTCCTATTATTGTTTGGCTATGTATAAATCATCATCTATGAAAGCCAAACTCCCTAAAGTGGGAGAACTAGGGGCAGATGATTTTTCTGTTAATATTAATGTTCCAGAAAGAGTCGTAGTCCCAGTCATTTCCAATGAATTTGTTCCAATCCATAAGGGGCTACCAGTCCCATTTCCATCAAATAATCTTTTATTTGAAGATGTAATACCTTCATTGTCAGTTCCGCTTGAAACTGTTAAAATATCTTTATAGGTACTTGCTATTGTCTTACTTGTTAATGACATTAAGCAATTCCTTGTAATGTAGAAGTTGTGTTAATAATAGAGGTAAGTCCTGCTCCCCCTGAATTAAGCCCTTGTAAAGTATTCGCAGGAATATGCAATCCTTGAAGATTCGAAGTAACGTCTAATAAGCTAGTCAGAACTTGTTCAGTTGACCATCCACCAGCATTCTCCCATTTAATAACTTGAGATTCCCAAGGAAGACCTGAATTTGGATTGCTTGGACCAGGGATTAAGGGCATTAGAATTCCCTCCCTTGTATAATAATTGAATTTTCTTCTGTTTTATGTGAATTCGCTTCCTGCTTTCCTTCTGCACAGGATATTGCAAATTTATTAAGAAAGTATTCTGCTTGTTTGATATCGCCTTTCTTTTCATATCCGTGAGCGATAGCTTTGTACGTTAAAGCTTCGTGGTATTCTACAGGAATTACAGGAGATTCTGTCATTCCAGTAGCAATCCGTACACTACTTGAATTTGATGCACCAGTTTCTGCTGATACAAAAGGGCTATCGTGTCTGGAACAATGCAAACTCAATGTTCCAGCAGTTGGTCCAGAAAGAGTTCTGTTATCTGCGCTTATATCTGCAACTGCGATTGCATCTTTATCTACCCACCATACTTTTGCCATTAGCTCACATCCAAATCTTCAGTTTCTGCGGTGCTTATCAGTCTATCTATAAGGTTTCCGTCAAAATAAACTTTATTAATTGAGACAATTTCGTCATCCACCTGGTACCAACGTACCCCATTGGCGATTGTCTTTTGGAATACCCCTCTTAAAATTTTTGTTTTTTTGGTAAACTCTCGTAATGCTTGATTTAGATACACTCTTACCTCTGCTTCTAACATATCTGGATGATGTACCCTTACTAAATCAACTAACTGTTCTTGAGTTAAGCCAAATCCATAAGAAGGACTTCCAGTTATAGTAGGATTACTTTGTGCCATTTATCTCCCCTCTTTTGCTGGTTGCGCCATAGACCCTACTTGTCCATTTAGCCTAGAAATCTCATCTTGATATAATGCCTGTATAATTGCAATCTCCTGTTGTGCCACACTAGCCAGTTCTATATCCTCTTCTTCGTGAATCATTTTGTTTATTTTATGTTGCAATAGTCTCATAGCAGAACCAATAAGAACAGCGTATTCTGCTAAATCTGGAAAATTTGGAATACTTGTATCAGACCATAATGGAGTAGGAAATACATTATAATGAACGTACGCTTTTGTTGAAGAATCCAAAGCGGTAGGGTCAGGCTTAACAAAAAGCTTTCCCCCAGTAGAGGTCTGTCCTTCAATATAATAGACAGGACTTCTAGACGAAGGTTGCATTAAACTTCCAGAGGCAGTTTGCACCTGTGCTTTTAATTCTAAAGGAACTTCAATGGCTCCATAATTTCCTCGTAATACCTTAACAATCTTCTTATCTGTGACATCCAATCCATTCGCATTACTAACCGTAGCTTGAATAGAGTCTCTGATTAACACTTCATCTGGCAACACATCCAAAACAGCCCTTGCAGACTGCTTTAGAAAGTTATTTATCATATTGTTATAATTATCAATATTGACATTTCCAGTTACCGTTGTGGTTCCTGCTAAGTTTTCAATCTGTTCTTTAAAATTTGCCATATGTTAAGGTAGGGGGCTACCCGAAGACAGCCCCCTTTAGCGTTATTCCCTGTTATTAAGGAGTTACCATCAATGCGTGACTTTCTAGTAATGAAACACCAATGCCTTCATCAGACATATACTGGTCTTTCACACCATCATAATCATTTGCTTGTATAGAAGCTTGAAACTGTGGCTTCCTATACTGAGCGTGAAACATATTCTCTTCATCCACAACTAGCATATGCTTATTGTAAGGACCTCTAAATGCTGGAGTTGGAATTAACTGCAACACTCCGTGAGGCGTTTCAAGAAGCCTGTAATTGAAACCAAGAGTATCTCGTTTCATATCACCAAGATTTGCTGTCCAACCGTCAGTTTTTGTCCAAGAATCGTTAACACCACTTCCTTGCTTAGACCAATATCCCATTGCTCCTGGTCCAGCAAAACAGCGTTTTACTCCTGAAGTTGGAATATATTGGAACACTTTTTCCATTGCATCAACAAATTTTGCGTAAGTATTAATATCAGAATCGGCAAACTTATTTTGTGCATCTCCAGATGTAGTTCCATATTGATTTAAAGCACTTACAATTCCCATTGTAGTTCTAACTG